CAAGATCACAAAAAATATGCCATTTTTAGAAGGTTGGGTACCTAAAACATTGGGGTTTTGGCCATAAGTAAAAACGCTGGGATTTTTGGGCAGAGCGAGTAAAATCGATTTTAGGCCCCTGAAATAGCCCGTTTCTCGGGGTGTTCCCGCAGCCCCTCCGAGGAGGCTCGTGGGATTTTCTGGGTTTAGGACCCAGCTTTTGGGCACCCCTCAAATAACCATTTGTTATGTAGGCAGACCATGGCCAAATCACCGCAGCAGCACATCGTAGACGGCACCTACCGCAAGGACCGTCACGGGGACAAGAGGCTCATCAAGAACGAGAACGTTCTGGCCTCAGTACCACAGGTTCCGAGCGAGTTCCCCAACGAGGACAAGCAGGAAAGGTTTGCACAGTGGTGGGGCTACTATTGCCAGTTGTTGGTCAATGCTGGGATCCTCGTAACAAGAGACTTGGCCGTGATTCGCCTGCTGTGCAAGCAGCACCTTCTGGAAGAAGCCGCCGAGGCTGAGATGGAAGGCATGGAATATGTCGAGAGTGAGAAGGGCACCGTACAAGCGCATCCTGCACACATTCGCCGAGAGACCGCACTCAGGCAGCAGCAGACGCTACTGGTACAGCTGGGGCTAACGCCAGCAGCACGCTCCAAGGTTGGAGGAGCCATGAAAGAGCCAACCAAAGAAACTCCCCTGACAGGCCGACGACGTGGACAAGCAACCTGAGTACAACTCCTGGAACGACCTACCTGACCACATAAAGAAAGACACGGAGCCTTGGATTCTCAACGAGGGGGATCGAAAGGCTGCTAGTGCTGGTATGTTCTGGTCGCTGGAATCCGCCGCCTACACCATTTGGTGGATTGAGCGATTCTGCAAGCTCTACGAAGGTGCAGGTTTCGCGGGCAAGCCCCTCTACATTCATGGCTATGCCAGCCAGCCGGAACCTGAGTACATCCACGACTTCTACGAGGATCTGGACTACAGCCTCGACGTGTTCCGCGAACGCTTCAAGGACTACTTCAACCGCAGGGACAATGGAGATCATCTGGGGTGGCAGCTCGACTTCTTCGCCCGCTGCTATGGCTGGAAGATGTACTCATCTACGTGGGCTCGCAAGGCGGATATGCCCTACGTACGACGCTTCAAGTCTGCCTCTATCTTCATCCCTAAGAAGTCCGGCAAGAGTCCAACTTTGGCCGCCAACGTGGTCTACCTCACCTATGGAGACGGGGAGCCGGGCAACAAGGTCTTCATTGGTGCCGGTAACATGGACCAGGCTGGCATTGCCTGGGAGCACGCCTACCAGATGGTCCAGCAGTCCCCTGAATTGCTGGCGGTGACGAAGCCTAACTTGTCTACCAAGAAGATCCAGGACCTCAACAGTAAGTCCCACTTCATCCCGTTGTCCTCGGGTGACAAGCGTTCCCAGTCCGCCAAGGAAGGCCTGAACGGTTCGTGCTGTCTCGACGAGTTGCACGTGTTGGACCCGGAGTACGTGGCGATCCTGAAGTACATGGGGGTGAGTAGGGCAGAGCCACTCAAGTTAGGCTTCTCGACGGCGGGTCGTAACCCGGAGTTGTACGGGAAGTTGCACTATGACGAGGGTGAGCGTATCAACGCGGGTATCGATGACAACCCGCATCATTTACACATAGCGTACAGCATTCCGCAGGATCTGGCCCCGGAAGATCTGGCCAAGGACCCTGAGGGGTACATTGCCATGGCCAACCCGGCGTTGAACCACACGGTTGAGATGGAGGAGTTGTTGGCGTCCTACCACGCGGTCAAGAATGACAGCCGGGAACTTCGCGAGTTCATGATGTACCGCCTGAACCAGTTCCAGAACGCGGCCGCCTCGTGGCTGAACCCGGGGGTGTGGCACGACTGTGGTACGGAGTTTGACGAGCAGGAGCTGAAGCAGCTGCAGTGTGTGGGTGGTTTGGACCTTGCTCGTCGGCACGACCTGGCGGCACTGGTCCTTGCGTTCCTGGGTAACGAGCAGGATGACGGTACACGACCGGTGTACCTGCGTCCGTATTTCTGGTGTGCCGAGGACATCATCAAGGAGCGGGTGCCTAAGATCCACGGATTCCTCGACTGGACTCGGGGCGGGTATATCAAGGAAACCCCGGGTAACGTCATTGACTTCGGGGTCATTGAGCGTGACATCCGCAAGGTGTGCGAGAACTACAACGTCAAGGGTCTTGTGTATGACGCAACATACGCCGAGGACCTCATTCAGCGTCTCACGGAGGGTGTGCAGGGGCCAGACGGGAACTACGTCTACCCGCCTATCTCCATTGGTGAGCGTGCCATGTCGCAGTCTATCGTCAGCATGACGCAGGCAACCACAGACTTCGAGAATGACTGCAAGAGCGGCATCATACGGCACGACAACAACCCCGTGTTGAGCTGGCAGATTGGTAATGCCAGTATCAAAGAGAACAACAACGGGGACATCAAGGTCGTGAAAGAGAGCCGAGAAAGCCCCAGAACGGTAGACGGAGTTGTCGCCGCGATCATGGCCAGATGGGGTCTTATCGACTGTTTGGACTTCAATATCAGCTCTATGGACTACTACGTCAGTAACGATGTAGAGTTCTTCTAACACAGGAAGTGTTTGGATTTTCTTACATCTAGGGTACTATTTACCCACCTGAAACCCTCACTATTCCAGGACCTCCCTATAATGTTCGGCCGAAAAGAACGCAAAACCTACGTAGATGATACGTGGATCTCTGAATTAAATCAGCCCCAGGCCGCCCTAACCAATGACGGAACTGGTTGGGCGTCCTTCGGATGGAACTTCGACTCTGACGCAAAAGGGGTCGGCGGGGTGAAAGTTGGTCCCCGCACTATGCTTAAGGTGTCTGCGGTAAAGCAGGCCGTTATGATGATCAGCGGCGACATCGCGACATCACCTCTGGAACTGCACGCGTGCTACGTGGATAAGGGTGAGGAAACTATCCAGCGTAGCCACCCATCCCACAAGATTGCTTGTTATTCGTGGAGCCGCTACGTTCCCGCCAACTTGGGGTGGGAGCGACTGGTAACACACGCAATGGTTTGGTCTGATGGGTATGCCTACCTTGAGAAGGACAACCGTGGTCGCGTCATGGCCATGCACAATCTCCCACCGGGAACATGTCACCCACACCGAGTCGAAGTGAGCGGCGGTCGGTACACCTACGGGTACATGATTCAGTTGGATGAAGAGTCTCCCTCGTTCTTCGTTGAGCAGGGCGACATCTTCCACCTCCGTGGCGGTCTCCCCGTTGAGATCATGGAGAGTGAGCCTAACGTAGACCTGATGCGAGATATGCTCAGCGTCTCACTGGCCGCACAGAAGTACAAAGGATCATTCTTCGCCAATGGTGCACAGAGCGGTGGAATCATCACCGTCCCACCAGGAGTGCCTACGGAAGCACGTGAGCGAATGGAAGCACAGATCCAGAAGAAGTCACAGGCTGACAACTGGTTTAGGACTATGGTCCTGCGTGACGGTGCACAGTGGCACCAGACAACGGTTGACGCCAAGTCGAACGAGATGATTGCCATTGAGGAGCAGATCACTCGCGACGTTGCTCGGGCCTTCAACATCCCCGGGTTCAAACTGAACCTGTCGGACAGCGTTAGCTACAACTCCTCAGAGCTGGGTCAACGGGCGTACCTGACTGGTTGCCTGAATCACTGGCTGACAAAGATCCAGGGAGAAGCCCGGGTCAAGTTGCTGCCAGCCCGACACCAGACGTCCGGTGAATTCAAGTTCATGCACAACACCGAGAAGCTGCTTGAGCCGGATAGCGAAACACGAAACAACATCCTGGCCATCCAGCGTCAGAACATGGTCATCACGGCCAACGAGTGGCGTACGGCCCTTGGTATGACCGCCAGTGATGACCCTGAAGCGGACAGACTGCTCAACCCCAATGTCACAGTAAATGAGGTTGGTGGTAAGGAAGAAGAGCCAGAAGTAGAACCCGAAGTCATCGAAGAATCTCCTGCCCCGGAACAACCGGAAGAGCAGGAGGAGGAGTTGCAGACCCCTGAGCCCCAGCAGAGACGGAGGACTATCTCTAGCGAGCATGCGTCTATTCTCAGTGACGCCGTGGCTCAAGCAGCCAAGCGGGTCTGCACTCCTCTTGGAAATCGAAGCAAGAGCGTCAGCAAGTTTGCTAGTTGGATTGAGTCGGAGGACACGGTAGCCCGTTCTATCTTCTCCGAAGAGCTTGAGCCAATCTGTCAGCAGTTAGATCTAAGTGCCGACGCTTCGGACATCGCAGCAGATGGTCTGTTTAACAACCTGCTTGACCGGGTCTGCGTATTCATGGAACCACATTACCGAGAGGAAGACCTGCGAGAGAACGTAGCGGCTGCTTCTCACCTGTTTAAGACAGAGGCATTCGCCTTAACCCTCAACCTCTTAGGATTGAATAATGAATAGAAGAGATATCTTCCGGGCCAAGTCTGCGAGCCTGAGTGGCCCGCAGGCGAGTGTCACGGGCAAGGACTTCCGTTGCGAGATTGTAGCCGAAGACGAGTCAGAGATTGTTCTGGCCATTCGCGGTGTTGTAGGTGACGGAGAACTGCAGAACGATCACGGATCTATCGCCGAAGTTCTGGAACGTAACCCCAAAGCCAACGTAGTGCTCAAGGTCAACTCTCCTGGTGGAAGTGCCTACGACGGCGTTGCCATCGCTAACGCCCTCATGTCTCACGAAGGACAGGTAACCGCCATCATCGAAGGTCTGGCCTTCAGTGCGGCTAGTTTCCTCATTCTGACGGCTGACAAGGTAAAGGCCTACAAGACGAGTTCTTTCGGTATTCACCGTGCTTGGGTTATGACCGTAGGTAACAAGAATGCCATGTTGGCAACTGCGGACGACCTGTCAATCGTGGACGACCTGCAGATTGAGCTGTTCATGAGTAAAACTGGCCTCGCCCGTGAGGAAGTAGAAGTGCTGATCGACGGCAAGGCCAATGACGGAACCATGTTCTCTGCGGAGAAAGCCTTGGAACTCGGATTCATTGACGAGATTATCTCCCGCAAGGAAGAGGAAGACGATGAAGAGGACGTCCAGGCGGCAGGTAAAAGCCTTCCGATGGCCTACAAAAAGGACGACGAGAAAGTAGAGGAAGAGGAAGAGGAAGAGGAAGAGGAAGAGGAAGAGGAAGAAGAGAAAGAGGAAGAGGGAGCAGAAGGCACAGGCATCCCTGCTGCCGTGAAAGTGCAGCGAATTAAGTTGCATCGCGGGCTCCCCTTGGCCTCAGAAGTAGACCTCTCAGTGAATGAAGGCATGATCAAGGAAGCCAAAAAGGGTTTGGAGTGGCGAAAGGAGTTCAACCGAGGGGGTACTTCGGTAGGAGCCCGTCGCGCATCTCAAATCATCAACGACAAGAAGTTGAGTGCCGATACGTGGAAGCGTGTCAAGTCATATTTCGCCCGTCACGAAGTAGACAAACAGGGCGAAGGCTGGAGTCCGGGAGAGCCCGGATACCCCAGTGCTGGTCGAATTGCTTGGGCTTTGTGGGGCGGGAACGCCGGGAAAAGCCGAGCTAACAAGATTGTTGACCGCCTCGACAAAGAGGACTAATTGATCTCTCCAGACCTCCGGATTTCTCCGGGGGTCTTTTTTGTTGCAGTTTCAATCAGCAAAGCCTAACATAGTACGCAACAACAAGTTGCATGTCCTTACATGCGGCCAACCAGTTCGCTAGGTGGCTCTTCAGCTCGCCGACCGTAACACAACCTTTGAACACTTTTTTTACACCGGTCCTGTGTAAGGACCAACTGTGGGTCTCTGACTCACGTTCACCTCACTCAAGACCTACGCCTGTCTATTACCGCAAGCTGGGGTCTACCCGACAAGGAAACTCTCAATGTCTGCAGAATTCAAAGCAGAAAAGGTTGCAGCTCCTCAGAACGAAGCTGAAGCCAAGGCAATCCACGAAGAACTGATGTCTCTGGCATCTGAAACAGATAAGTTCATCTCTGAAAATGAGCAGAACTGGAACGCTGAAATCGACGCACAGTACCAGGCTCGTCACGCACGAGAGCAGGGTCTGTCTGAAGCTCTGGAAGTATTCAACAAGAACCGTGAGCAGGCTGCTGCTCGACGCGAAGAGCTGAACTCTCGCGTTGAAGGATACGACTTCGTTTCTTCTCTCGGTGGTTCTAGCGACGTTCGACGTAAGGCTGTTGAAGCTGAGCGAACATTCGCAGACGCTGCTGCTAGCCTCAACGACCGTGACCTCTGTGACGCTGCTGTTGTAGCTCGCGTTCTGCAGGCTGCTGGTTGCGACCTCGACGCTTCTCACCACGCTGCCATCCAAGCTAACATCCAGCACACAGCAAGTGTTTGCCGTGACGCTGAAATGCGACGTGGAAAAGGCTTCCTGGTTGACACTGTTGGAACTGACGTTGTCCGAGCTATCCAGTCTGCACAGAAGCGTGGACAGGACGTTCGAGCTGCTCTGAGCACTTCTTCTCCTTCCAGCACAAGCACTGGAAGTGGTTCTCAGTTGTTCAACAACGACTTCATGACTCGCATCGAAGCTGCTCGACTGGCTTACGGTGGAGTTCTTTCTGTTGCTGACGTTATCGTTACCGAGTCTGGCGAATCTATCGTTTGGCCTACAATCGACGACACAAGCAACGTTGGTGCACTGGTTGCAGAAGCTGCTGGTCCTGTCAGCTACGTTGATCCTTCTTTCGATGAGAAGGTTTGGGGTGCTTACAAGTACGGAAGCACTGGAATCAAGTTCTCTTACGAGTTCGCAACTGACAACCAGGTTGGATTCGTCGGCATGATTGCTGACCTCCTGGGTGAGCGACTCGGACGCATCGAGAACAGCGTTCTGACATCTGGCGATGGAAGCAACAAGCCTACCGGTATCGTTACGGCTTGCCCAGCTGGTCCTACAGCTGCTGCTAACAACGCTATCTCTTACGATGAGCTGATCACTCTGGAACACAGCGTTGACCCTGCTCGACGTCGTGACGCCAAGGGTTACATGTTCAACGACAACACACTGCTTCTTCTCCGTCTCCTGAAAGACGGCGATCAGCGACCGCTGTGGCAGCCTGGTGTTAACGTTGGCGCACCTAGCACGCTCAACACTTACAGCTACACCATCAACCAGGACATGGACGGATTCGACGGTTCTGGCTCTCTGAAGCCAGTTATCTTCGGCGACCTGTCTGCTTACAAAGTACGACGCGTTCGCGGCATGCGACTGGTCGTTACCGATGAGCTGTACGCTGAAAGCGATCAGGTTGGAATGTTCGCATGGATCCGCTTCGACGGAAACCTGCTGAACGCTGGTGACGATCCTATCAAGGCAATCGTTACTCCTGTCTAAGTTCACTGAACCATTCGGGGGAACTGCCGACTCCCCCGGATAACTTGACGCAAGGTCCGGTGTAGGACTTTGTTTGCGGCATGTCCGCACTTCCGAAACGGTCGGCGTTGGGAGTGCGGACTTTTTCTTTGCTATGCCAGCCGACCCAGGAATGAAAGTTGTCTCCATGACTAAGTCCCGACCCAAAACCTCTGTTAAGTCTGAAGGCGACGTTGCCGCAGACGAGCCCAAGATTGCTGACGGTGCTGCCAAAGCCAAAGCCGCTTCGCGTGCTAAGGCTGAGCAGATCGTAGGCGTATGGGTAGTCCCGCACAACGGAATCAGTGTAAACCGACGAGTTGCTGAAACGGATCCCGCTCGCATTGAGCAGTTCGGTCCTTGGAAAATCGACCGACGTGGTAAACTTGTACACGAAGCACGAGCGATTCACCCCAAAGAGCCTGTTCTGATGCCTCCTAAGATGGCTAAGAAGTTCCTGGACAAGGGTTTCGTCCGACGATCACGAGCGGAAGACTGGGCCAGTGGTGAAGCACCTCGCCCAGAAGCAATCGACCTGGTTTGCCACGATTACGACAACTAGAACCCGAAAGTAGTAGACAATGCCACTCCTCAACCAGTCTATTCCATCCCTTCCCATTGACGCCCGTGAAGTACTCGGTGCCGTCCGGGAAGCAACCACGGACGAACAGTCACTGGTTGAGGATTACATCTTGGCCGCACAGCATGCTGTGTTTAGTCAAGTTCGCAGGGCAGTCCACTACACTAAGTACGACCTCGTAGAGCCCCGGTTTCCTAAGGGGCCTGCGGGCGGTCGATACAACGCCGAAGCAGATACCGGCTTGTCATACTTCCCCCTCAGCTCCACCGCAGGAGAATATGCAGAGGGATATGTCAACGGTATCGAGCTGCGTGTAGTCCCCTTCCTCAAGGTTGAATCCCTTCAGTACTACGATGCTGATGGGGTTGCTCAGACACTGACAGAGGGAACAGACTTCTACGTAGTAGACGGCGGATGCAACTCACCTGCTACTCTTTACCCGTTCCCGGGAAGCGATTGGCCAGATACCCAGAGTCGAATTGACGCGGTTCGCATCACCTTCTGGGCGGGTGAAGTTGCAGAGTTGAACGTAGATACGTCAGCCCCGGCCGTACTCAGCACAAACGAGTATGAGTTCGCAGACGGCGACGTTGTAACAATTAGCTCTTCCGGAAACACTAACGAGTACTTGTCAGGTCTTGGGCTCCTCCAGGGAATTGGTGCTAGCCCTCGCAAGAAGTACTACGTACGAGACGCTTCTGGTGTCTCCTTTAACATCAGCGAGACTCTTGGAGGATCTGCCCTGTCCATCAGTGCAGACCCCAACGGAACTCACTACGCAGGCACCTTGTCACCGCTGGTACACCGAGCTATCTTGGCCACGTCCAGCAGCTGGTGGATGAACGCCTGCTCATCAGAGGCATGCGGCTCCATGGAATCCGAAGCCATGAAACTAGCCTCTATCACTTCAGCACTCCGTTGGAACACTGTATTGGGGAACTAGCATGAAGGTCATTATCCACGGCAAACGCTGGGATCTGTCCTTCTGCAAGGTGCCACCTGACAGGTTGGGAGATTGCGACAGCCCTGACGCGACTAACAAAGGTATCCGAGTATCAAAGGATCTCCAGGGTGAGAAAGCTCTGGAGATCACGCTGCATGAGCTATTCCACGCGGCCAACTGGCGTACTAGTGAGGAATACGTAGAGCGAGAGGCCCGGGATATAGCCCGGATACTCTGGAGACTCGGATATCGCAAGGACAGCGAGTAAGATTAGGGCATAACTCTATCCAAGGATACACCCATGCCTACCTGCAAACGCACCTGCGGCCGCGAATACAGCAAACGAATAACCTTCCAGATGCAGTCCACGACGGAGGACGCCTACGGCGACTTCCAGCCGGGGAACTGGGTCGATAGCGTGAAGACCTACGGTAAGATTGAGACCGGTGGTGGTCTTGAAGTTTACCGAGCCCGACAGACCAACGACCAGGTCACTGCCGTCGTAGAAGTACCGTTTAACAGCAGTACCTCTCGGATCGATGCAGCTGGTCGATTCGTCATCAACTGCAAGTACTACGAGATTTTGTACGTGCAGAATGTAGACGAGAACAACGAAGTGCTCAAGTTCGGTTGCCGTGGTGAGGGTCAAGCATGATAAATCTGGAGATGACCCAGAACGGTGCCGACATGGCCGTTGTGCTGAAGGAAGTCCCTAGCACTCTCGGCCGTAGGATGGTCCGTGCCTCCCTGAACAAAATAACCTCCCGGGGTGCCAAGCTAACCAAGGCCAATCTTAAGCGAGCCCTCCCCAGACGGGGCAAAGACGCCCGCTGGCAGCCCACAGGGGCCTTGTACGCGTCCATAGGTAGTAAGCCCGCCAAACAGCTCAAAGGCGGTAGTGGCGTCTACTGGGGGGCTTTCGGGGCACGCAGGAACAAGTCCTTCGGAGGCAACAAGCTGAAGAAGGTCAGACGTAACATGGCCAAACGTACTAACCTCGGGTTCAGGAAGATCCCCAAGGGTTCTATGCAGTTTGCCGGGTTCACCGAAGGTCCACAGAAGAAGAACGTCATCCGCCCGTCTCGATATGCCCACTTGGTGGAAAAGGGACACGGTGGTCCGATCAAGGCACGAGCCTATCCCTTCTTGGGACCGGCCCACGGCCAGCTGACGCCATATGTGAACCAGATCATGACGCAGGACCTCAGGGTGCAGTACCCTAAGGTAATACAGCAAGAAATTAACCGCCTGAAGAAGAAGCTCAGATAATGTCTATCATATTCAATGACCTGAAGAAGCACATCGAAGCACAGGACGCCGTCATGGACCTGATCGGGAACCACCCGACTCATGTGTTCTACGGCAGTGTCCCTACGCATGTGGTCAACAAGAAAGGTCAGAAGGTTGCCGTAGGCCAGAACGCGGGATCCTATGACAAGATGAATCCCTACATCGTCATTGAAGGTGACGGCGGGGATAAGATCCGCAGTATGGGCGGGCCGAGTGGTTTGAGGGAAAACCTGTACGCTATTCGTGTCGCAGGCAGGAGCATTTCAGAGTGTCAGAGGATCTTCCTGGCGCTGGATGACGCATTAGAGATACAGAGAACGGCAATCGGGGACAACCTGTGGGTAGAGCACTCATTCCTCAACAGCCCTAACGACACAAGTGTTGTGAGGCAGGATGGGGGTGAATTCATGCTCCACGAGATGGCCGCTACCTTGGATATCCTGTGTGAAATCACATAAAGTATTCCCAAGATTGCCATTAAACGGTAAACTATGGACAGCCGCAAATTAACCTTTGGAATGTACAATGTCCGACGAAAGACTGACGACGCTCAAGTTCGTAACCCGCACCGGTGAAGAGGTGGAAATGCCCGTTGCTGAGTTAATCTCAGTGGATGGCCATCCCTATAAGTCCTACACAGAAGAATCAGAAGGACTGCAGTCTCTACAGCTAGCGGTGATTCACCTCGACGGTCGAGTTGACGAACTGACGAGTTTGGTACATTCACTTTTAAGACCGACAGAATAAAAGGACAATCAACATGTCTGCCCGTACTGGTATTGGTACAACCATCACGTTCGCAACAAGCGGCTTCACGGCCCTTGTACGGAACTACAACGACCTCGGCGTTGACCGAGCTATCCTCGACGTTACGCACATGGGATCCAGCGTAGCAGCTTCAACATTCAACGGTGCCGCCAGTGGTGTGTTCCGCGAAAAGTCTCCGGGCAAGCTGTTCGGTGTCAAGGACATGTCTATCGACATCC